GTGTGTTGCGTTTTGTCATGATGTTTCCTTTGTTGTGGTGATGTTACTACCGCCCTTGGCCTACGGCCTGCGGTTGGTCTCCTGTGCGTGATAGTCTCACGGGTTTGTGCCCCCCACATTTCACAACTGTATGTTGTTGGTAGCCGGACTGTTTAGGGTGGACACCATACGCCTTTTGTGTCGTTAGGGAACGCTGCTGTGGCGACTTACCCCAACAAACTTTCAGGTATGTCATCTCGGCTGATCAGGTGCGCCACATCTACCCTACTTCCGTAGTGTGCATACCAACAGAGTACAAATCCCTATGTGGCCGTGGTCGTATTCAGTTGTAGTTCATACTGGCTGGGCTTCTCAACTCCCGACTTAGCCCAGCGAGACACACCGGGTACCAGTTTTTTAATCCTTGCGCACACCTGCCAAAATGGCGATGCCGATGGAGAGTAGCAGGATATACCATGCCACAATAATCACCGGACACGCCCCAAGCCTGCGTTGCGTAACGCGGTCACATTGTTATCACCATAGGCGGCCAACATAACGGGCATAAATATTGGACCCTGGTCAAACTTAAGCGTAGAGGGCAGCATTAGTGCACCTTCGGCGTCGTCCCACAACTTATTTGCCCAGGCTGATTTAGAGAACGGCACTAGACATATACCTTGGCGGTGTGTCATGAACTTATGAATCCATGGGCTGGTTTTGCTAAATGGTGGGTTCATCCACACATTGCCAAACCAATCACTAGCAAGGCCATCGGTTTCTTGGGTGTAGAACGCTCGAGCGGTGCCGTGTGGCGGTCCTGATGGTGGGCAGGCAACATCTAGATCAAACATGATACCCAGGGCGTCAAACAAGAACTTTGGTGTCCAGTAGTCGTCGCTGGTGTTGCAGTCCTGCGGCATTGGAAACAGTGATTCTTGGTTCAGCATGATGCCAACCTTCCGGCAATAAATGTCAGGTCCGATGGTCTCCACAGGTAACACTCAGCGTGTGGGTGCAAAATGCGTAGCCAAGATAGTTGATTTTCGCTGGCTTTGCCTTTGGTTGTTTTCAGTTCGGCAAATATTAGGCCGCGCTGTTCGTGTGCCAGGACAAGGTCAGGGAATCCGGGGCTGCCGGTTGTGATGTATTTGCCCCGCGATGTGAGCGATGGCTGGCTGTGGTGCAGGGTCCAGTGGTTCAGATAGGCCAGGGCTTTGACTTGCGTTAGAAATTCGGCCTCGGATATTTGATTCATTGTTCTTTGCCTAGCAGGAAGCCGCACATGAATAGCGAGATGCACATAATTATTAACATAAGAAGGTCAGCCATTAGAACGGCTCCTCTATTGCGTCGTATGTCGGCGCGGGCTGTTCACCATTTTTGAGACTGTCAATATAAGCCGACGCGTCCCGCTTTGTAAAAGATTGCAGGTTATGCGGAGGAACCTTACCCATGGACTTGCACACGGCCCTGATCATGTTTTGCTGTTTCTCGCTTGCCATGTTGCTGTTTTCGGTTATCGTGGTTTCACCTTGCATTCTTTGGACTTTGCCCATTTCTTCTCTACTTGGACGCTTGGCAAAGTCGGAACCTGACAGCCCGGCGTTTGCTAACGCTCTCCCGACGGCCCCAGTCTCGCAGTTCTCCAGGTGAGATGTTTTGTTCACATTTCCTTGGCCACGAATCTCCTCGGCCCATCCGGTGGCAATAATTTCGCCGTCAATCCATAGTTCCGCTTTGAATACGGCAACATCAGATAAGTAATGCACTAGATCAGTAATGACACGCGCATCAGGGTGTGCCTTTAGGAACCTGTCAAGCCTACTGGCCACGGGCTCATAGTCGTCAAGGTTAAAACCCATTGGCATAGTCCTCATCAATAGAAAGCGACAGCGCATTAATACTGTTTCGGTATTTGTCTATGCGCTTGTTAAGCGCGGTAATTTGCATCCGAAGTATTTTGATTTCCAAGTCTTTTTCATAGATCATGTCAGCGACATCGTCGTTGTGTGTGTACTCAAGCGTCATCTGATGCCACCTGACTTGCGCTTGATGTGTATGACAAACCCTTAGATGGTCCGCTGGCGTTCATGGATGGATGCCATGCGTGCCGGATTGTCTCGGCAATGTTGGGCAAGGCGTGTAACGCCCCGACTGCTTCCAGGATTAGGCTTGATTCCTTGAACCGTAGTTCCAGTGCCAAATTGTGGCTGAGGTTGGTTAGTTTGGCGATGAGTTCGCCGGTTGATGTTTCCATTGTTTTCCTTTGTTATTTTCCTGAGGTTGCTCGCCAATGACCTAGGCCGCCATTGTCATATAAATACCGAGCAACTTTTAAGTTGCACCGGACATTGAGTAGGGCTTTGATCACATCCTGTTTCTTACAGACTGCCCGTGTCACAGTAGCCCATGACCCTTGTATCTGTAGAAGGCCCACATCGGGGCGGCCTGTGGATTTGCGAACGGCAGACAGGCTGCCAGGGTTGCATCGGGACTCCCGGTAGGCAATCCGTGACATCACCGGTACGACCTTTGCCGGGAAGTATTGAGCCAGTAATGGCTCTAATTTGGGGCATGAGTTGGCGGCAGCATTTGCCGGGGTTGGGTTAAATAGGGCGGTAGTAAGCATAAAAGCCATGATGAGTTTCAGCACTTTTCCAATTCTGTTGGCGGCCCCCATGAATGCCAGGATTGTGCGCGTTGGCACACCTGGGTGTATTCAATCAGGCCTGTGGATAAATCTGTAAAGATTTGGACCATCGTTAATTTGTCTTTAGAGCGTAGAACGGTATAGCCCCAGTGGGCTGGTTCTTGCGTCATGGCCGGTTGGCCATCATTTTGAGCCACAGCCAGCAACTGACCCATCCCATAATGAAACTGTATATGAACTGTGTATCGGTCATGACAGCCTCTTTGCGGCGTCCAGGCCGTCCTGGGTTATTGAACACACAATGGCCTGAGAGCCGCTTGAGACGGTCCGACGGGTGCCTGTGTCCTGGATTAGGCCCAATGTGCGCAAATCGCTACAACGCTTCCAATAGCCCTTTATTTCATGGCCCATGGCTAACGCTCGAGATGCCGCCTCTTCATCGGTGAGGCCAAGGGTGCTATCGGCATAGATGGCAATGAGGATGGCGCGGTGGCTGCCTACCCGCATAGGGTTGGCTTGCCGAGAGGTTTCCGGGTCTGACGACCGGAACAGTGGTAGGTCAAAGATGATCTTGTTCATGTGTTTCCTTTGTTATGCCCTTTGAGTGGCTGGTTGTCACTATACACAAAAGACGAAAGCGGTGGTGGATACCCCAATGGAAACAAAGATACCCACCACCTAACCCCGGGACCGCTCAAACAGTGCCCGGGAATCCTATTTCAACGCTCTGAAGACCTGTTCAAAGTGTTCCGGCGTTTGCTTTGCCAGTTCTATATGGAACCAGTTAGGCGAGCCTTGATACGAGCCAGCGTTGTCGTCCTGGGTGAAAATTTTGACCCCTGCCTTGCCTTCTCCGCGACTGCAACGATAGCCCGCACCGAAGGAACCGTATGCGTACCAGTGCATTTCGCATAATCCCAGGGCCTTGGAATTGGCCAGGAACCAGTCCCAAATGAGACGGGCCTGGGCCTCGTCTTTATATTTCAGGTCCGCCGCGTAGCCCGTCGCATGCACACTTAGGCCCGCATTATTTCTCATTGGTCTGTTCGCATAAGTGCCTAAAGAGGTCAGCCCCCACCTGGCTTTTGTTAATTCAACAAGTTTGGCGGTCACAGGTGCTGTGGCTTTGCCGTCCCAGGCTGGGTAGTACGGATAGACGCGGTTGCTCATACTGGCGGGTCTTTGGGTTTGTCTTTGAGGCCGTTACCAGCCAACAGGCCAATGAGGCCACCTGCAAGGGTCATTAGCATTGGGGAAAGAATTGCCCACGCTTCAGAATCGTTGGGGGCTTGCTCTGTTGGTTGCACCACAAACAGAAGCCCGTACAGAAGAGCAACGATAGAGAACAGGAACGCGCTTGAAAGGCAGATGCCTACAACAAGGATAAGTCGTGCTTTAATTTCTTCGTTGCTAAGTCGGTTTTCTAGTTTCATTTGCATTTGCTTTCCATGAATGACTTGTTAAGGGTGTTGGTGGTGTCACAGTTGTGGCGTGTGCGGTCAGCACAAGCCGTAAGCGATGTCAAAATAACCAATAGAATCAGGCTTTTTCGCATCAGGCTGTACCAATATCTTCAACCATCAAGAATGCTGGCTGTGCTGCTATTCTTCCTAATTTTGATGTGCCAGAACTTGCGGAAGCAGCGCCTTTAATAATGACTGTTCCAGCAGTAAAAGTGCTTATGGCGGTCACCGTGATTGTGCTGTAACTATTGGTAGCGGGTGCATAAACGTAACCACCTGAAAGTTGAGTGCCAGCAATAGAAGTAAGGAAAATTAAAATGTTCGTGTAAGCCCCGCTTGTACCAGTGACTTCAGGCTCAAAATACGTTACACGGTAGTTTCTGTTTGCCACTGCTGTGAAAGTTACCGAGAGTTGTTCTTCCACCGTGGTAATCGTTGCATCGGTTGAGGTGGCTTTTGACACTGCCATAATCCCGCGGGGGAAATTATTTTGCTGTTGAGCTGTCAGAATAGCCCCACTGGAAAAGTCCGTATTATTTGTGATTGCCATGTTGTGTCTCCTTTAGAAACTTAAAAGGTTGGTGGTTGAAAGAGTGCCAAATATTTCATCATTCAGCGTAAAGTATTGGTTGCCGTCCGTACTCTCAAAAGTGTACGAAACTGTGTGGGACCCTGGAACAATGCGGTGTTCAATTCCTGAGGTAATGAGGGTCTGCGATTCTGTGGTTGGTGATCCGGTTGAGTAGTCCTTTTGCACCGTAACAATTGAGGTAAGTTCAATAGCAAAGATAGTGGACCATTGCGCTGATGTTAGGGCTGCCAGTTCGCATGAAACACCGGTGAAGCGGACAACTGGGTTGCGATATTTGCCAAGAAGGTATGCACCTAGGCCAGCCACTTCCGTTGTTGTGGAGTTAAGCAAGTTGAGAAGGTTGTAGTTTTGCGCTTGATATAAAGCAATGGAGTTAGCGTCGGATGATGTTTGTGCCGCTCCGGCGGGCGACTGGGTGACTATGTAGTTGTAAAGCAGTTCCGACCCGTACTGGTTAATCAGGGTCATGTAGGGAATTCCTGTGCCATCAGTTGTAAAGGAGGCATTGGCTACTGGGTTTAGGACGCTTGAGCGCCCCTTAAAGGTTAGTGCGCCGTCAGCCGCGGTAAAGAGGTAGCCCTGTTCAGAGGTGTTAACTTGCTGTAGGTAGTTTAAGGAGTTGGTGTCTTGAGCGACCGCGTAAGCCCCTAAAGTGGATGTTCCAGTACCTATGGACCTAGAGCCTTGGTAATTGATTTCAGCGCGGTCCAGGACGGTGTTGATGCGGGCTGATGACAATTCCGCGCTTGGCGTAAAAGCATTTAATTGCTGGTTAGCAAGGGTTCCAAAAGCGTCAACACATCGCGCAACCATTCTTCCCTGGTTGGCGTTTTGATAGTCCAGGTTCCAGTCCTCAACAAAGCCTGTGTAGATCGGGGTGCCATTTGCGTAAATGATGATAGGGGAGCGGGGCAGGACATACGGATAATAAATGCTGGCGGTGTTTAGTGGGTCCAGGATTCGGCTGTTGTTGTTAAATACGACTTGTGCTGTTCCGGCGTTGAATTGGTCTAGTTGGCGGTTGCGGCCGCGTCGTATGTTGACAGATAAGACTATTGAGGTCAGGTCGGCGTATGCAGTGCCGCCAAGTGTTCCGCGTCCTGCGGTATCAAGAACGCCATAGAAGGCGTCGTCAAGTTGGAACGGAGTACCAAAGCCTGTGGTGGTTTGGAACCCGACCAAGACTTGGTATGTAGGGACGGTCATTAGAAGGTAACCGCCGGTGCGAACACAACGCCTGAATCTCTCTGTGCGGCAAGAATGGCGTCAATGATGTCCTGCCCAATAGTTGCGGGGGAACTGATCAGGCCCGCGTCCAGGTTGATTGTGAGGTTGTCAAATGGGCCAATACCACCAATGCCTGCATTTGCAAAGCCTCCTGCGTTGCCTGAAGTGTTATCAATGACTGGTGCTGCCGTGTTTTGGACTTTGCCTGGCGCTGATGCTGCCACTGCCGGAGGTGCTGCAAAGACTTCGGGGTTGGCCGCAATGATTTCCTTTTGGGATTCCTCAAATGCTCGAGCGCTTGTCAAGCCTCCTCCGCCGTCTCCGGAACCGCCGATTTTGGGCATTGAGAAACTTTTGCCACCAAGGCCGGGAACCCAGTCTGGAATGGTGAAGGATAAGCGTCCAACGGTGTTGTTCCATATTGCAGCGATTCCCTTAAATGCGATTTGTGCGGCGCTTAATAGACCCTGAAAGATTGGGATAACAACATTTGAAGCCCACCATCTGATTGCACCAAATACATTGTCAACAATTGTTCGGAAGGTCTCAAACTTTTTGTAGGCCACAACGGCGGCGGCGGCTACTAATCCGATACCTATGGCAATGGCTGTGATGGGGTTAATGCTCATGGCGATGTTAATGGCTACGACGGCGGCGGCAATGCTTGCAAGTGCTACGCCCATAATGGTAAAGAACTCGGGATTGTCTTGGGCCCATTTTGCAAACTTGTTGACCAGTGGAAGCACCGCGTCAAGTACCGGAATGAGGGCTGCGCCGATGCCTTCTTTAAGTTCGGCAATACCAAGAGTGAATTGGGCTAGTTGTCCTTCGGTTGTTTCGCCTGCTGCCTTACCAAAGCCGCCAAAATTTTCCGTTAGTTTCTCGGTGATAGCACCAAAGTCTTTAGATTTGATAAGGCTTTGATCAAGTCCAAGTCCTAGTTTGCCAAGGGCATTGGTGTTGCCGTCATATCCTTTGGCCAAGGCGGCGGTAACTGTCTCGAGGCTTTTGCCTGAACCTTTTGATATGTCAACGGCAAGGGCTAATAGTTCCTGAGCCTTTGTGACATCTCCGGTACTGCGCGACAGTCGGGCCATGGCCGGGCGCAGTTCGTCGTCGGCAGTATTGGTTGACAGCATTAATGTGTCAATGAAGTTCCCGTTGGCTTTAATTGCGGCGTCAGTTGCCGTGGTTGATTTGCCAAGGGCGATGGCTAGAAGGTTGGCGGCTGCCTGGTCTTCCATGGCTGCTTTGGTGCAGTCAACAAGTCCTGCCGCTAACGCTGCAATGGCAATACCTGCGGGGACGGCTGCCTTCTTGATTGCGAACTGGGCCTTCTCGCCGTTGGTCTCGAGATTCTTAAATTCCTTGACGGCGGAGGAGATTCCCTTGCCGTCAAATGAGGTCACGATTGGGATTGAAAGGGACATTACTTAAGTTCCTTTTCTACAAGTGCCACTACGGCGTTGGTTGCGTTAAGCATTTCGCGTTCAATTTGTTTGCGTTTGCGAAACACGGCTGGGCCCAGGTTGCGTGTGTGGTTTGCCTTGGGCACTGACCCAAGACTGTCGCTCAGTTTGTTTTGGTTTGCGCGTCCAGCAGATTCCCAAATGGCAGCGCCCGCGTTCATTTGTGCAATGTAGATCAGCGAGGTTGCTTCTCGAGATGCGTCAACCTTTAATTTGACCCCGGCGATTGCTTTGGATACGGAGAATGGAAACTTCTTGGAACCGCTTTGTGTCCAGTTGCGGGCCATGCCGGACAGGTACTCGCGCTGGTATCCAGCCTGGACTTCCTGAATTGCTGGTTGTGCAATGCGGGTAGCGTCGGCTGTGAACTGTTTGCGGAGGCCCGGTTCAACTTTGTTTAGAGAGCGGATAGCGTCACGAACACCGACAACTTCAATGGATGTGTTGGTTGTCATCGTCTGCTTCTTTGTGCTTTCTCTTGTTCGTTTAGGACATCAACAACCGTGAACAGGTCATCAGTGTCAAATGGAATTTCAGGAACCCAGTATCCAGTAGCGACAAGGACCTCCGCTAAAGAGCGTCGGAAACTGCCGCTTCTGTAAAACTTGGGGCATCCTCTGACACCACATCTATTGACTTGGTTTTCTTTATGAACTCATCAAAAGCCAAGGGAACCGTTACGCCCGCGACCTTTGAACTTTCGTAAGCAAAGAAAGCCAGGTCCTCCGCGCCGATTCCGTTGGCAAGACTTGATGCTTGCTTCTTAAATTTGCGTTCCCATGCAACGACTACGAAAAGGTTTGTTTCGCATTCATAGCCGTCGCCTTGGACTGGTGTTACTTGAAGTCTTATTTTCATTTTTTCCTTTGGTTGTTTTGGTTATTGATTAGGTCTAGACGATGTCTCGTACCCAGGTGCCGTTAGAGAAACTTACCGAGGCTACGGCAAGGGTCCCGATAGACGACATGATCACCGGGGCTGCATCCAAGGTACAATTCGTAATGATGAACTCGGGATTGCTGGCTGATTCTGTGGTTCCCGATGGTGACACGGTGATTGTGCATCCACCAGCAGACACGATTGCGCTGAGGAGTGTTTCAATTTCACCAACGCCATAGGAAAGGTACAGGTCCAGGTTGACCGCCACGGTCTGAAGGCCCTTGGTTGCCTGTCGGCCGGTGTCGGCTAGCGAGGTGCTCTCAAGCAACTCAAAGCCCAGCATTACTTCACATTTAGAAAGTTGATCGCTGACATCAATTGCTGAGCCGCCGGTTGGTGTAATGTTGCAGGTTGCGCCTGACAGGAATGTTGTTGTTGCCATGGTGGCTCCTTAGTTTCTCCGTACCGCTATTGCAACGGTGAGGTCGTATGTGGGTATGTCTTGCCCGCCGTAGTTTGCATTACCCGGGCGGGCATCTGTTACTGCGATGGGCGAGTTCATTATTGTGTCAACGATTGTCATTAGGTAGTCTCCGGCGTCGCTGTTAGCAGGTGGTGCGGCAAGAATGCGGACTGGTATGCGGAAGTCTCCGACATTGTAAGTAAATGATGTCATTACCGGGAGTTCAATCATTACTGACATTGGGCGCGCATTGCGCGGGTCTGTGACGGGTTTGAGACCGAGGGCGGTTAGTTGTGTTTTGATTGCGTTGACTGCGTCGGCAAGGATTCCGGTGGCGGCCATTATGCGACCTGTGGCCTTCCGCAGCCAAGGAGTGCCATGATTTGGCCAAGTGACATGGTGGGGGTGCCCATGTTCATTGACTCAAAACTTGAAAAGCCATCTACGGCTCCTCTTGATCTGTACTGGATTGCGGCGTACTGAATGGTCCCCAGTTTTGCTGCGCCGTCGGGTGCGCTACTTAAGGAGTCGGTGTAACCGGCCTCGCGACGCTTGCGAAATGCCCAGGAGTTTGCAGCCGATACACAGACGGCGATGAAGGCCGTGTCGTTGGCCGTTGCGACCTCTATGCCAAGCCAACTGGTGACATCGGCGCTTGTGACCCATTGCGGGCTGGGGGTGAAAGCGACAGTGCCGCTGGCAATACTTCGCGCAAGGTCATCACCTGCGCTGACATATATAAATTGGTTTTCCATGATGGTGTCATAGTCAAAAACTAAGTCACCTTCTTCGGATACGCCCATAAACAAGTAAGGCTCGGTAGAAATAACAGTGTGGGTGCCGTTGAAGTTGTGGGCTGCGCCTGCTACAACTACCGAGTCTTGACTTTGAATGTCTGTGTCAACAAAAGTCTGCAAGATGGCATAGTCCTCTAGTCGCGTGTGAAATGCGAGGTTAAAGGTAGCCATGGTCTTGCAGTCTTTCTAGTTCGTCTTTATCAGACGAATGCAGCCTTGACAAACTTGCTTGAGTCAATCATGAGCGTTGCAAGATAGCCCCTGAAGGCTATTGTGCGGGACATCGTAGATGGTACGTCAATGGACAACGCGCCCTTCTGTTGCTCGAAGATTTCGTAGCCAGATGCATCGCCAAGAATGATTGTGGCTGCAGCAAAGTTGCGATCAACAACAACTGAAAGACCAAATGCATTTCCAGCAGGTTGTCCTGGAGCCAAGTTACCAAATGCGTTCATTGGTCCGATTTGTGGGAACAACGGACGCTTTGACGAATCGCTGAGGCTGAGTAAGTCCCCCCAGATGTCTGGTGAAAGGAACAAATGTGTCGGCAAGTTACCGTTAGACGATGACAAGATTGTTGTTGCTGCACCTGCTACCCATGCTGCCCAAACGCTTGGGTCATCCAAGTCTGCAGCGGTAAAGTTACGAGTAACTGTTGTGCCGGTCTTGAGGTTGTCTGCAGCCACATTGTCTGTTTCGTTTGCATAGATACGAGCCATGTCGTCAAGTACAAGTCCGATAATTTCGGGCTGGCTCCAGTCAATTGACTGTTCGGAGAGGGTCACGAATCCACCGTAACTACCCTTAGTAACTTGGTTGTCTGTGACAACAAAAGTTCCTTGAGTAAGCGCGGTGTTTTCAGTTGCCTGGTTGCCAATGCTTGTGTGCGTTGTTACCTCGGGGCGGATGAACACCTTGCCACCTTGTGGCATTGCCTTTGCACCGATTGCATCAATGACCGGACGACGACCAATGAAGTTGTTATATACGGGCTGGACGATTGGCAATGGAAGGACACCAGGAATATCTGATGTGATCACATTCGGAGCGGCGGCGCGTAAGCCTTCGCTCATTTCGCGCCACTTGTCTCCACCGACAAAAGCGGCTGAAATGTATTCTGCTGCGGATGGCATGATGAATTCACGCTTGGCCGTTGCATAGATTGGGGTTGTTGGGATGATTGAAGCCTCAACCTCAACCACTGGGTTTTCTTGTGTAGCCACTTCGGGTTCCTCCTCGGAATCTATTGGGGTGGGTTCGGTTGCATCTTCTTCTGGTTCTGATGCAGCGATTTCTGTGATGACAGCATCCTTGAACGCTGGCTGTGCGACCAAACTGATCTCCACGAGATCAGCCTTGGACACGACCATGACGCCATTCTTGTCATACTTAAATTTTGTAGGTACGGCCCCGACGCTGACTGAGTCGTAAGCGCCTGCCTTAACGAGTTCAATAGCATCGGCGGCCGCGCCTGTCTTTGCAAAGGTGGCGGTAAAGCCGAGGCCTTCGGGCATGTCGGCAAGGGAACTAACTACTCCTCGTAATGCGCTCATGTCATGATTCTCGAGCAACTTTGGTGCTTTCATGTTTAGGTCAAAAGCGCCACGCTGGAAAGACACTTTGGTTCCGTCCATTACTTGTGCGGACACTGGAAACCAGGGGACTGCTATGCCGGTAATTGTTTTGGGCGCGTCATCGCTGGCGGCCGCATCAATTGTGATAGGGACATTAACGAAATGAATCATGAGTTGCTTTCTGTTGGGGTTTCAATGTAGGGCTCAACCATAATCTCATCGTGCATCTCTTCTGCGAGGTAACCCGCAACATCAAATTCAACATAGCGATTACGAGGCAAAACATTTGAGGCACTGAGAACCTGCTGCAGGCATTCAATAAATGGCTTGGCCCCATACAGATATAACTGACGGTTGCTGTCTTGCACATTGGTATAGGTCAAGCCTGAACCTTCCTGAGGTGCTGAAACTAAGTAAGCGGGGATGTTGGAAACTCTTGCAATCTCAAGTGATTGGTACTTGCGCTGTTCGGCAACGACCTCAGCCGGTGACACCGAGAATTCCTTGAATTCTGCATAATCGTTAAGTGCGCCAATGGCATTTTGGCGGCGTGCAGATGACCAGGCTGCAGCAAGTTCGCTTAGTTGGTCGCTGTCCATAGTCTCTCCGCCTTTTTGCTGAAGATAACCGGGGACAGTTTCAAGCGTCGCATATCGGTCGGCTGCCTGATCTAGGTGAGTTGCAATGGACAACGCTCGAGCACCCTGGTACAAAAGTCCCTGGATAGGCGAGAGGAATTGGATGACATCATTACTGTCTCCAATTTCAACACCATTGAATTGCACAACATCTGACGGACCAAACCATTGTGGACCTGTTTGATTTGGTGTTGTTACCATTGCTGCCGGAAGCCATGTGAACGATGCTGGGAGTCCGGTAGAATACCTGGAGGTCACAAAGGCGAAGGCGCGGCCGTGGAAGAATAGGTCCGAGAAGATATTTGAGTAGAAGAAGTTACGGGTTACCTTTGGGTCAGGTTGTTCCATCCATGGTTCAAGCGGTAGGTAGATTTTTTCGTAGCGTTCGCCGGTCCACTGCTTTGAATAGTGTCGCATCTCAAGGCAGCCAATCATGGAGGCCAGTAAGTCCTTGGACCGGGAAACTGTTGGGTTTTGCAATGCTCGCTGTTCGGCAGCGCCTGTGCTATATGCAAGGAAGTCGTTGATCTGTGCTGCACCTGCACCCGCAGCGGCCGTTAATGGGGCCGAGGACATTTGCGCTGTAGTTACTTTTGGAGTGAAGAATCCCACGGGCGGAGTATTCCACAAACTTGTTGCAAATGCAACTACCTTGCTGAACCCATCATTGCCCGACCTGATTGCCCGGGTCTAGACACCAAGGAAGCGGCGGCAACAAGGCACCGAGCGCACTCAATTGGTCCGGGAGACTTTTGGCTGGACAACACGACTGCCCCGTTGGCTCTGACCAGGGTTGCCCTGTTGACATGTTCGGCCAGCATTTCTTCTCCGGTGTGCAGGAGGCGTCCCTCGTTGATCATGGACTTAACAAGGCCTGTGTATTTGATCATCTCGGCATAACCCCACAACGATCTGCGACGGATTAGCGGTTCCGGGGTGTGCAGGTCCAGCGTCGGGGTAATCGCCAGTTTGAGTTTGGGGTTGGCTTCCATTAGTTCCTCAATATGCCGCCACATGCTGCGGTTGGTTTCGCATGTAAATGCAACGCTGGCGACAATGTCCCCGTCACTGTTTAGTCCGCACATAATCCCCACATATTTTGAGTCGTCCACAGAACTATCCACAGCCAAGACACAATTGCCCTCATCCAGGGTCTGATTTGTGGTATAACGCTTTGCCCACTCGCCGGGATTAATCCAACTGTTGGCTGCCGCTACCCAAAGATTGCAGTGGGCCCTTAGGTACTGGGAACGGTCCGGCGCTGCCGCCGCGCTTTCCAAACCCTTCATGGTGATTGTCCTACCAAGGCTGGGGTTGGCGTAGCCCCAATATGTCTGATCATCGGGTGACACGCCGCTAGGCAAACTCCACTCGGCCATGAACAAATCAGACCGGATGCCGGAGTCAATAACACCGAGGGCTTGTTCCCTTAATTTGAGGAACGCTCGAGATGACTCGTCCCCAGCAGTTGACACCAGGAAGGCAAGCGGGGAGGGTACAGCAATCTGCGAAGGTTTTAAAGCACCGAAGTAGGTTGCCTCACTAATTGCCCACAGTTCGTCCACAATCAGTATGTCCCATGTCCCACCATGCTTTTTGCCTGTGGCGCTGTTGACCTTATACACAGACCCGTCAATCATCTTGACCTGGTGGCGGCCGTAAGCCCAAGTTACTTTTGCTAGATCAGACTCCTCCAACAATTCAAAGACCTCGCGCAAATCCTCAAACACCTCGGTAGCCAAAGCCAACTCGTGGGCCGTGGACATAATGCGAACAGGCCTACCCCAAATCCTAGGTAGTTCCATTAAACAGAAACCAACAAGCGCAGAAAGCATTGTTGTCTTACCATTTTGGCGGCCCGTACTTATCAAAGCCGTACTAGATATGAAATTCCCATCCTCATCATGTTCAAGAGCGCCGGACAAAGCCGCCAACTGCCAAGGAAACAATGGCCGATTGAGATGCCTCTCACTCCATTCCCCAACCAAAGCCGAGTAAGACCCAAATGCCCCTGTGGGCGTAACCAACCGCGGCTGTTCAATCCCAACGCCAACCATCGGAGCCTGAACAACATCGTCTTGAACCGAGTCATGACTGTCCACGGAGATAACGGAAGAAGGGGTCGGGGTCATTAATTTTGGTTTTGTAAAAAAATTATCGTTTTGTTTTGGTTTTTTTGGGGTTTTGTCTAGGCCAAGGTGTTCTGCTCTTGAGTGTTGTTGGGCGGTTCGTTTGGCGTTTAGGTAGGCGTTTCCGCGGGTTGCATTGCACTTACGGCATGCCCCGACCAGGTTCTCCAGGTCGTCTGTGCCTCCGCGATCACTCTCAATAAGGTGGTCGGCCTCGGTGCTTGGGGCTTTGTGGCACCAGTGGCAGGTGGGTTCGTTCTCTAGGACTATGCGGCGGTTGCGCATGAATTCGGGTGTGTTGCGTTTTGTCATGATGTTTCCTTTGTTGTGGTGATGTTACTACCGCCCTTGGCCTACGGCCTGCGGTTGGTCTCCTGTGCGTGATAGTCTCACGGGTTTGTGCCCCCCACATTTCACAAC